CTCCATTAGATAATCGTTGTCACAAATACTTTCCAGATTTTTATATTAAATATAAAGACAATGAAGAAATTATTAAAGAAAGTTTGATTGAAATAAAACCAAAAAGACAAGTAAATGGTCCTAATACTGCAAAAAAAATGAACCAAAAACAACTTGTAGAGATGAAGGAGTTTGCAAAAAATCAAGCAAAATGGAAAGCAGCAAAAGAGTTTTGTGTAGATAGAAAATGGGAGTTTCAAATATTAACGGAGGATAATCTTGGCATATAAAACCATCTTTGAACAAGTACAAGAAAATAAAAAAATCAGTAGTCCAAGCAGAGAATGGTATAGGACAGAAGTATTTGGTGCTAAAACAATTCAATATGAAGATGATGCAGGTAAATTAATAAGAGAAGAGCAAGTTGATGAGCAAGGAGATGCTCTTCAAAGAGATAAAAATCTAATGAGAGTTTATCCTAGAATTTTCAGTTTAATGCTTTATGGATACAAAGCAAAGTATAGAGAAGAACTTCCTTATTATGATAAATATCCATTGGCATTTGTTTTAGATGTAAATCCAAAATCATTTTTTGCTATGAATCTACATTACTATACTCCATCACAAAGAATAGGAATAGTTCAAAGTTTAGCAGAAAATAAGATTCCAAGATTTGAAAAAGGAACACATAAATATTTACTATCAGAGGTAAAAACTCCATACTTACATCTTGCAGAACAAGAATGGGAAACAATATGCATGTTACCACTAGAAGAATTTGTTATGTCTGTGGGTGGATCAGAAATACCAATTCCATCAAACAAGGTGTGGAGTAGATAAATGGCAACACCACCAGGATGGATTAAAGGATCAACTAAACCAAATGCATATGAAGCAACATTAGATCTTGGGAACTTTAATAAATATGAAATTAATGTTGATGTTTCAACTGGACAAAGACAAATTTATACCATAGATCCATTCTTTCAAACTAGAGACCTTCTTGCCACTGTAAATTCAAATGGATCAGTAACTAAAACTAATCTTTATAACAATATAGCAACTCAACCAAATGGGCAAACTAGAATAAAAGATATTATTACTAAGAGTAATATAGCAGTTAATACACTAGTTTCTAAAGTTGGAACTCCAGAGCAAATATCCTCTCTATCAAAAACAAAGGAATATTCAAAATTAAAAAGTTCATCACCAGCACCTACAGGTCCAGGATCTGGAAATCCAGATCAATCTGGAGGAAATACTGGTGGTGGAGGTAGTGGAGCAACTTCCCCTACTCCTGCTGCAGCAGGACCTTCTTCACTAGGAGTTCTTAGAGGTGTAGAAAATTATGATGATCCTGCAGATTATGGAAATTTTACATATCCAGAAAAATTGAACAGATCACAAGACTACATGATAATTAGAGCATATAATTATAAAGTAGCAGATGTTTTTACAAAAGAAGGAGGAACTACAGATGAGGGAATTTTAAAGGGAACAGTAGATATATCCCAAAGAAGTTTTACTGAAATTCTTGGATCAGTAACTCTCCCAATGCCAGCTAATATATCAGAAGCAAACCAAACTAAATGGGGAAGTAATGAGTTAAGTGGATTAACTGCTGGAATTATGGGGGCAGTTGTTGGTGGAGTTAGTGCAGGTGCAGGAGGAAATCTTGGAGGAGTTATAGAGGCTGTATCGAGTAGTGCAAAAGATGTATTTGGAAAAACTGCAGCTAATGCACAAATAAAACAACAACTAACTTTGAATGCTGCTGCTAGTGTTGTCAAAAAACTTGGAATGGCTATAGATGCAGAGTCATATAGAGCAAGAGTTACTGGAACAGTAATTAATCCAAATTTAGAATTACTTTTTAATGGACCAGCTCTAAGACAATTTCAATTTCAATATAAACTAGCACCAAGAAGTGAAACTGAAGCTAGGCAAATTAGAGGAATAATTAAGTTCTTCAAGAAAGCTATGGCACCAAAAAGATCTAATAAATCCAACTTAGATGCTTTCTTTTTGGGTGCCCCAAATGTGTTCCAAATAAAATTTATGAATGGAGGACAAGTATCTAAGTCTTTACCAACATTAAAAACATGTGCCCTAGTAAACTTCAACGTCAACTATACTGCTGATGGATTTTATTCTGCATATAAAGATAATTTAGTTGGTTCCCAACCAATAGCAATTACAATTGATATGTCTTTTGCAGAACTGACTCCAATATATAATGATCATTATGATCAAAGTGATGGTGTTGGGTTTAAGGACTTGGGTGGTCTTGAAAATCCAGAAGTGGATTTTCAAGACATATCAGAATTAGGAAATGATTCAAATAACAATCAAAGAAATACACCACAACCTTCAAGAGGAGGTACTTCAGGAGCAGTTGCTCCAGTAGTACCAATTACTGGTGGAAGAAACCCAACATCAGTACCAGGAGATCCTGGATACAAACCACCATCCCCAGGTGGTGGTCTATTAGAGGGAGCAAATTAATGGCATACTTCAGAAATTTTTCGGACATACTATACCAATCACCATTAGCATCAAGGACTTCTTCTTATGATTACATAAGAGCAAAGAATATCTTTCGTAGAGCAAAAATTAGAGAAGATATATTTCAAGCAGCAGTAGCATTTGATAGGTATAAAATTATTGGCGAAGAAAGACCAGATCAAATTGCAAATAAAGTTTATGGAAGTCCTCAATATGATTGGGTAATCTTACTGGCAAACAACATCATTAACATTAGAGAAGAATGGCCACTGTCTGATTCAGAATTTAACAGTTATATAACATCAAAATATAGTGCTGCAGAACTTTCTCAAGTTAAATATTATGAAACAATTGCATATTTTGATTCCAGAGGAAAAATGATTATACCTGCTGGGAAAATTGTAGACTCAAATTTTAGTATAACTTACTTTGATTATGATGCTCAAGAACAAGAAATTATAACACAACCATATAGATTTGATCAAACTTCTACAACCTTTGATTCTACAATAGTAAGATTTGATATGGATCAACAAATTTCACTAAAACAAGGAAAATCATTTACAGTAAGTCCAATCAAATCAGTGAGCGTTTATGAATATGAGATTCAAAAAAATGAAGAAAAAAGAAACATTTATGTACTAAAACCAAGATTCCTACAAACAATCATTGATGACTTAGAAGAAATTATGAATTATGATTTATCATCACAGTACATAAATAGGTCCACAAAAAAGGGAGATGAACTAAGAGTCATCTCCCCAATATAATTATTCTTCTGCTAATCTCTGAAAGTAACTTAGAGCATCATCATCTTCATCTATTGATGGTGAACTTTGTTTTTGAGGAGAAACAAATTCTTCTGATGAAGAAACAGAACCACGATTATCGTCCTCATCCTCAAATGATTCATCTTGCTTAGGTGCTGATTTTTTACCAAGAACTGCCTTCAGTCTAGTATTAAGTTGCTCATAGGACTTGAAGGTTTCTGGTTTCACGAACTCCTGAAGTGAATGTGATTTCTTCCAAATTCCTTCAAGAACATCATCATCAAAATCACCAAGAGTAGAAGTTGATTCAAATTCAGACTTATCATAATTCCAGTAACCATCTTTCTTAGTGATCTTCACTTTGAAATTAGCACCATTCCAGAAATCAAATGGATCAATTGGAGTTTCATCATCAAACTCTGGTTGCATAGCAGCAGAAATCTTATCGAAGATTTTTTTACCATACTTAAACAAAAATACTTTACCCTCATTCTCGGGTCGTGCTTTATCACTCACCACATAAATGTTAGAGTAATAAGAAAGTTTACGCTTTCTTTGACGAACTATTTCTTGATTTGATTTACTACCAGTGTTCCAAAGTTCACGATTGGCATCACAGACTGGACATGCTTGTCCAATAGATGTAAGACAATTATCAATAAACCAACCACCAGTTCCCTGAAATGCATGATTGTAAACTTTTGCCCAAGGAAGTTCTTCTCCTTCAGGTGCAGGAAGAAACCTAAGGACAGCAAAACCATTACCTGCTTTGTCTACTTCTGGTTTCCAGACACGATCATCAGAACCAGTTGAAGTACTCATTTTCTCTACTTCCTGTACTAGTTTAGAAGTCAGAGAACCAAGTTTGGATTGTTTTTTAAGATTTGAAAAAGACATAGATTATTGAAGATTAATTAGAGTGATCCAATTGAGATCACAAAGTTATTCTACCACAAGAATAATTTTTTGTCAACTCTAGTTACTTTGATTGACTGTTTTTTTAAGACCATCAATAGTATGTCTCATAGATTTAAAAACCATACTAATGTCTGGATTAGAACCAAATCCTAAAAGCTCAGATGACTTAAGCATTTGTTTCTTCATTTCTAAAGCATCAGGATCATCTGATAGAGTTACTCTAGTATAAAGAACTTCTTGTCGTTCTAAAAGATCATCCAAAAGATTAATATGAGTAAGTTTTTCCTCTGCATTCATACCAAAGAAAGATGGAATTTCCTTAACTATTTTTTTTTGAATTTCTGCAATTACATCCATATCTTTTTGAACCATTTCTGAATTAAAAAATGACATTTTAATTTCCTATAATTATATTCTTTAAAATTTTTCTATACTTAAACACATCAATATTTAGAAATGGAGTATACTTCTTGAT